CAACTGACGCTCTCCCACGAGGTCATCACCTGCGACGGGAACAACGGCTACGTTCTGTTCTTCCAGTCCAACGTCAGCCAGCAAGCCGTCACGTTGTTTCTCGACACTTACCAGCCTGACGCGACATTCTGTCCCGCGTCCTGATTATTGCAATTGGCAGTACGAGTCGTAGATCGTAAAAGTCTGCGTACTCGTATTGCTCCCCATCGTGACGGTGAGTTTTACGGTCTGGGAAGTCGTGGAGTCCACCGCCACCGAATTATTGCGCGACATTGAAATGACGCTGCCGGTGCTCGCGTTGTTCGCCACATTGGTCGATGCGGCGTTGTTCACAAGCGACGCCCACTCGGTATTGGTCGCCCCCGTTGTACTCACACTCGCATCCGCCACCCAGAACGTCGGCGTCGCACTCGCACCAGCATAGCTCGTGCCCGTCGTCGCCACTGCGGAGCCGCCGTAATAAAACTTGAGACTATAGGTAGCCGCACCGCCGGAATTATTCAGATAATTGCCTTCGGCGTGGCACTTCAGCGTGCCGTTAGCCGTCAGCGAGCCGCCGGCCAGCGAGTATGTGAACAATGTGGTCTCGGAGGTCGAATTGCTAACCGTCGCCAGCGGGTTGCCCGTTTGAAGATTCGAGCGCATCGGCCCTGACTGCCAGTTCGCCGCGCTGGAACTCGTCGCCGTCAGCACTTGGCCCGCGCTGGGCGTCCCGCTGATCGTGACTCCATCGACGCCTGGAGCATCTGTCGTTGTCAATGCTCTGCACGCCGGATCGGATGAAGTCACGCCAGCGAGGAAGAGATTGTTGCCGCACGTTTTCGAGACAATCGGGCTGGTTCCTTCACCGAGCAGGATGCCGTGCGCCGTGAGGGTCGTGTCGCCCGTGCCGCCTTGGGGCACCGTCCACGTCGAGCCCCCCGACGGCAGGATGTTCCCCGGCACCTTGGTCGTGCGCTCGTCGGTGACGGCGGTAATCGCGCCGCCGGTCGTGACCACCTTCATCAGCAGTTGCGAGTCGAACGCCATTGTCGGCGCACTCACATCGATCGTATCTATGAGGTAATGGGTGGCCGCGACCCGCGTAAAGTTAGGCAGATTGGCGTTGTTGCCGCTGGTATTTTCGTCCATCGCGACCCACGTGCTCGCATTATTCGAGAATGTGATGGGGCCGGTCTCGGTGCCGCGATAGCCCGCGTTGTAGGCGACGCAGGCGGTAGGAGTCATTGTCAGCCCCGCACTCGTTCCCCCGAGGCACGCCGTAGCGTTTGCTGTGGTGCTGACGAAGTTGCCGAAGCCCTGTTCATACCAGCGATTCGCGTCCTCTTTCGAGAGCGAATTGTAGAGCTGCGAAGGATAGGACGACCCGCCGTAAGTGCCGAGCGCGGGGTTGAGGTTGGTGAGCGAATTGGCGGTGTTGGAATCGTCGTCGGCCCAAGCCGCGCCGCAGCCAATCAGCAGAGCGATGAGGAGATACTTAAATGCCGCGAGCGAGGAAGTTTTCATACGCTCCCTTAATCGGGTCCCAATCCAGCGGCGGCTTCCAGCCGTTGCGCAGCAGCGTAAACGCCAAGTCCTCAGCGCCCATGTCATTCTTGATGGCCCGCAGAATCTTGCGCTCGAACTCCGTGCGATTCTGATTCCCCAGATTGGTGTAGTAGGCGGCCTCTTGCAGGTTCCCCATGCGCACGGCCTTCCCTGCGCGGTTGTTGCACGCATCTATCATCGCGCCCGTCCGCACAATGTCGGGGTCGATGGTCGGCGGCAGGTAATCGCTCAAGTCCAGAATCCGCGGCGTCGCCCAATAGGTGTAGTGCATCGTGATCGATTGCGTCGGCCACGGATAAATCTCGACCTGCTTCGGGGCGCCCGTGAGGTTGAGGTTGCTGTTGAGTTCCGCCACGAATTGCGGGTAAGCCCAGACTAGAAAGCGATTCGGCGCGACTCGCCGGTTGAGTTCATCCTGACTCACCATCTCGAGCGCGCGGTACATGAAGTCGCAGACGAATACGCCCAACTGACGCGCTTCGGGCGCCAACTCGACGTATCGCGGCAGGACGTAGAACGGAATCCCGCTCTGCACTAGCGGCGGCGGATTGCTCTGGTTGAAGAGAAAGCCGTTATCTTGCGCGAAGGGAGTCTCAAGGATGAGCGTGCCGATGCCGCTGGTCGGGTCAACGTAGGCTTCGGCGATGCGATACCAGGTGAGCGCGACCTGCGGGCGGAACCAGAGGCCGGTGAAGCCGTCAGGCCAATGATAGAACTTGTTGGCGAGGCAGGTGGCTAGGGCTTGAGAGTCAAGAAAGACCGTCGGGTTATCAAGATTGATAGTACAGGTTCCCGAGTTGATAGGCGCTGGTAGGTAAACTTGGCCGTATTGCCGGAGGTGACGGAACTTAGCTCTGGCCGCAAGTTCGGCATATCGCTGCCCGACCCATTGGGCGGCAAGCTCGTATCCGGAGTCGAGCCCCAGATTCGCGACAACCTGCCGCGCAACTTCTCTGACAGCGATCGCCACAATGTACTACTTCTTTTTGCCTTTCTTGGGTGCAGCCTTCTTCTTCATCTTACCTCCAATGATGGCGGGCGTCGGCTTGTAAGCCTGATCCGTCCCCATCGGTCCTTTGCGATTCATTTGCCCCAGTGGTCGCCCATCTTGCCGTGAGCAACGGGGCGTTTATTTTCTTTCATCGGCTGACCGAACAAACTCGGGGCGTTCGTTTTGACCTTGCCGTATTTCGTTTGAATTGTAGTCTCGCCACTGCCGTCGCCCCGATTTTTGGATGGCGGCGATTTCTTCTCCAACAACCGCTCAATCGTCGCGCTGACGATACTTTTTGCCATTAGCTCAGCGCCTTCCCGACCTTGCTAACGATGCCCTTCTTCGACTTCCCGGCCTCAGACATCGCAATTGCGATCGTCTGCCGCCGCGACTTGACCTTCGGGCCTTCCTTCGAGCCGGAATGAAGCGTCCCTTTCTTGAACTCCTTCATCGTCTTCTCGACTTTGCCCTTGGCCGGTTTCTTAGACATTATCCTTGCCGGGTTTCTGCGTGGTCATCGTGCCATAGCCGCGCTTGGCAACACCCGTCCCCGCAATCGGCCCAGATTTCTCGCCAATGCGCGGGATGATGTTCTTCGCCGGGATGGCGACCTTGCCCTGTTTGTTATCGGCCATTACGCGGTGTTCAGGACGCCCAGCATGGCGGTTGCGCTCTCCGCGAACATATGCGCGGAAGCCGTGCTTTCAACCTTGGTGCAACCCTCAACCAAACAACCCGATGTGGCGATGACGCCGCCCGGAGCCGAGTTGATCGAGAGCGCCTGTGCGGGAGTTGCCGCGCCACCTTCAACGTTGTTGCCAATGAACAAGCACTTGCGAAATACGAGCGATGACTGAATGCCGCTCGCGCCGATTGTGACCAGCAATGTGCCGGTCGAACTCGTCCAGGTAATGATGGTGCAGTCCTCGAACACATTGCGCACGGTCGAGGTCTTCAGTTCGACTTCGCTGGAGGTCGTGGTGCGCTCGATGGTCGAGAGGCCGATGTAGCAATGATAGAAGGTGTTCTCGCCACCGCCACCGGTACCGTTGCCCTGAACAACCAGCGACCGCATTGCCGCGTTGCCCGCGCTGGTCGCATGGCCGCCGCCGCTGATTTGGCAGTTGTTGAAGACGTTGTAATTGCCCGTCACGAGGAGGCAGACAGCCGCCTGCGTGGCGTGGTTTCCGCCGTTGAACAATTCGATGTTTTGGAAGACGCAGCCGCTACCGCTCACCTGAATCAGCGGCGTGTAAAGATTGGTCGAGGCGCCATTCGAGATGTGCGAACGCATACCGCTTGCGCCGGGGCCAGCCAAACCGACGAGATGAGTCTCGCTGTTGGCCCATACCAGTCCCGCGCCGCCTGATGCGATCTTGGAACTGAAATTGACCGAGGTCGGTCCGCCCAGCACGTAGATGACTTGATTGTAGCCGCTGGTGGTCTTGCTGTAGGCGTAGTCGAGCGTCTTGAACGCCGAGTTTACCCCGAGACCATCGTAGCCGTCATTGCCGTTGGCGCCATCGACGAAATACGCTGGTGCGCCCAACGCCGGCGGAATGCTCGGCGCGACGTTCGGATATGGAAGCACAACGCCGCCGAAGCTGGTTATGCCGTTGGGAAAATTCGTCAGACCCATGCTTTTCTCCTTGGGACACCCTCGGGCGTGGGAGCCGTTTCCGAAGCTGCCCGGCGGACTCTCACCGCCGCTTACCCGTTAATTAGAAGCCGACCGAACTCCCGTAGGTCCAGCGCCAGTCACCGAGACGCATCGCAAACCGCTGATAGACGGTATGGTCCGACGCCTCGATAAAGGGGTCGTCGAAGGTGCGGGCACGCGGACGGTCGCGCCACATGAACTCAACGTCCGACTCCATCATCGGAGCCGATAGCGTCCAGTCCTGTTTGCGGGTCATGTAGCGCACGACGCCCCAACTCAGATCGTCCTCGATAATCGAGTTGGTATCGTTGTTCGCGGTTCCGCTCTGGCCTGACGAACCGAACAGCACTCGCGCGACGTACCGATTGCTCGGATGAATCATCACGCGGGCTGCCGCCATGTTCTGCGGGCGGCTGCGTTCGTCGTTCAGGAGGTCGAAGTTGACCTGTCCGGCCTGTACTGCGGTCTGCGACAGGGTAACATCGGGCGAAGGCCGGTTGGCCTGCGTGGTGCCATCCAAATCGACGTGCGCGGTATTGTAGAGAGTCGCGTTGTCGTAGCCGGTCGCCACGCTGAAAGCGTTGTTCGGCCATGTCGCGAAGGCCTGCACTTCCTGACGGAAACGATTGCTGCGGCCCATGTCGGTCCACATCTCGCCCATCACGCCGTACTTGTCATCACGCCACATTTCCCAAGTCACGCTGAACAACTGCCCATAAGGCGTCGCCGTAACTTGGAAGTTCGGCCCCGGAATCGGCAGGTCAGGAACGAACTGCTGGCCTTCCGGCTTGTACGGCTGCTGCCCCATGCCCGAAATCTTCGATGAGATATACGGGTTGGTCTCCATGTCCACGCTCTTGATCCAGCGCGGCCAGAGCCGGGGATATTCCTTCCCGACGTTGACCAAGTAGGTCTGGAAGCGCGTCGAGAGCAGGTCGCTAAATGCTGAGGTTACGGCCGGCATCTATATCTCCTTAGCTGTAAATCGTCTGGCTGGTGAGGATGCGGACGTACACGCGGCCATTGACGAGGCTCTTCTGGTCTGGGTCGTAGCCCATGAGCTGAAACACCGCGTTCGATGTGCCAGTGCCCATGTAGTAATTGCCACTCGTGCTATCGAGCAGGAGTTCGTAATTGGTGCCGATCGTGAAGTCGGAAGGCTTGCCGGTGCCGAGCGCCGCCGTGCCCGAGGTCGTAGTCGTATCGACACTGACCACGAACAGAACGGGGTCGAAGGGCAGAATAACCGGAGCATCCGCAGCGGTTACGCCTGTCGCCTTCGAGATGGCGATACCCGCGATGGTTGGTGCGGTGTTCGAGCTGATAATTGCCATGCCGCCCGATGAGAACTTCAACGGGGCGCCGACGACGTAAGACTGGCTGGCCGCTTCGGCGTAGTGCCAAACGAAAGCGTCCTGCCAGCTACCCGGAGTCGGCCCCTGTACGATGGGCTGAATGTTCGATGCCATTAACGAAATCTCCTTGCATCAAATCCCGGTTGAAGCGTCCGTCCATCCGGCCCAGGCATCGAGC